TATTTTAGATGTGTGCCAACTCCTAAATATTTTGTGCCCTCTAATGCAATCCAAGCATGCAAAGCTCTTGCTGTACCTAAATATGTATTACTCGTAAGTTTTTCCCAGCCTGCAAATTTTTCTGGTCTACCTTTTCTAAATCTTACAAGATTACAGTCAAACCAGCCGCCTTCGTTATCGTATGCGGTACCTTCTCTATTTATGCCTGGTCTAAATACTGTTTTCTGTAAGGGCATATATTAAACCTCATGCCATTCTTTACCTTCAAACAGTAAAGATTCTGCTAATCTTCTGCGCTCTAAACCCTCTAATACTTTACCATTGGCTTTATTCCACCTACGCATTTGGCCTGGCACCTCTTCTTTTTTATTTTCGTTTAAAACTTTTAACATAGTAGAGTTGTTTAAGTTTGTAGGTCCTAAGTTATATGTCCAAGCTACTAATGCATCAAATTGATTTTGATCCAGCGGCACTAAAACTGCATCACTTACATAAGCGCCATATACAGGTAATTCTTCTTCTAACCATTTATCTGCTTGTTCTTGTGTGCAAGTGTCTCCTCTCGATACGTTTTTTGTTCTTCCGTAGCCTATTGTCCAAACATTTGCACTACATTTGTAAGCTTCTAATTCACAGCCTTCAAACTTTTTAATCAATTGCCTGCCTTCCTCTGAAATTTGCATTTTAATAATCTCCCCAAATTTTAGTTTTTTTACCGCCGTCATACACAACGGCATGACCCTCTTTAATAAGTATTTGACAAATATCTTTACCATCCTCTGTATATGGTATACCTAAAATACGGCCATATTTACCTTTACCTAATGATTTTACTTTGAATTTACCACAACATAACTCTCCTAACCTTGCCTTTGCAGCAAGACCAAGCTTCTTTTCTGCTAAGTCTCTAGTACGTGATTCTGGTGTATCAATACCGCTTAATCTAACTCTTTGTTTGTGTAACTTAACATCAAATCCTAAATCTAAAATACAATCAAACGTATCACCATCAATAATACGATCTAATGTAGCGTTATAAACAAAAGCTTCTGGTGAATCACTCATAGTTTTCCTCTTGTTGTGTAGTTACTGATCTATAATACACTACTACATCTTTTAATTCAGTTATGTAACGTTTGATTTCTTGCATGTTGTAAGCCATCACCTCGTAATCAGGCACTGTCATAGCCAAAAATACCAATTCTCCCTCTTGATTTTCTATTAAGGCAAATTGTTCCTCAAAATTTTCTGGGGTGATGGTTAGCCACATGACCTCTTTGAGATCTATTTCTCTAGGCATAATAGGTTGCACGATTGTGCGTTCTAAAGGTTTTGCAGTAACTTCTATTTGTTTAGTTGGAATTAGGCTGCAACTGCAAACCATCATCAAGATTGTCAACTGTGTCGCTGAGCTTTTCAATATCTTCCATAATATATTTTGTTCCATTATTAATTTTCCTTTGCATTTCTACTGGATCAGCCAATATTTTAGCAGTTAATTGGTAGTTTCTTATAAATTCTGTATACCTTGATAACTCTCTTTGAGCTGCTTGGCTTTTTACAGTTATATTTTTAAGCTCTTGTGTTTGTAATGAAAAATCGTTTTGTAAAGATTCTATAGCTGCTTCTTGGGTCGCAACAGCGCCCTCTAAAGCCTTATTGTTAGCCTTTAAAGTGTTATTTTCGTTATATAACCAATAGGAACCTAATCCCAAAACTAAAATTATACCTATTAAAATTTGTTGCATTATATATCCTCAATTATATAGTTTAGGCCATTTGCGCTTCTATATTCTATAACCTTTCCTTCCATATTTCTAAATTTAAGATGTTTTTCTTTTTGCACTAAAATTTTTTTTGTAAGATAAATTTTGTCATCAGAGTCACCATAATTTTTATTAAAAGAAACAGTAACTTTATATTTTGTTATAAATAAACTATATAAGTAATTATATATTTTTTTTATATTGTCCATATCTCAACAGGTTCTGCTATACCTTTCATTTGTATAGGTTCTAATTTTATCAAAGGTATGTCTGTTTGTTGAGCAGTATTTTTTGCAATAACTATGTTAGTACCTACTGCCTTGCAGCTACTTTCGCATCTTGCAGCAAGATTAACATTAGAGCCAATAGCAGTATAATCAAACCTATCCTCACTACCGCAGTTTGCTAACATAACCACACCTGAATTTATCCCAATACCAATTTCAATTCCCAACTCTGCTTCTTGCATTCTTTCTTGTATTTCTTTAGCTGTAAGTATTGCTCTATCTTCATGCATATCTAAGTCAATAGGTGCATTAAATATGGCCATCATCGCATCACCTATAAACTTATCTACCATTCCTCCATATTTTTTGACTGCATTTACTTGTAAGGTTAATGCTTTGTTCATTAATTCTGTAACTTCTTCAGGCGGTAAAGTTTCCGACAAGGAGGTAAAACCTCGAACGTCAGTAAAAAGTATAGTGCAGTCTTTTCTTTCACCACCAAGTTTCAATAATTCTGGATTATTTTGTAATTGTTGCACTTGTCTTGGATCAAGATAATGTTCAAATTGTTTTTTAATTTGTTGACGTAATTTGTACTGCTTACGATAGTTTATATAGAAAGCTGTTGCGCTTGTGAGCACTTGCGATACAAAAGTCCAGGTAAAATCTATCAAAATGCCCTTTTTGATTAAAAAAACGCTTGAGAAGCCGTTGGTAAGCAGTAAAACACCAGCGAGGCTTATGCCCTTGACCACACCAAGATAATTGATTGAGAGCCACGTCAGAGTGACAAAAATTGTAAAAATTAAAATTTCTAACGCAAAAGCAAAATCTGGTATATATGGACTGTCAGGGATTAAAATTGACTCAGATAATGCTGCTTGGATCTTATGCGGTTCTAATAATCCAACTGGAGTGGCAACTTGAGGCATGATACCGTTAGCAGTTACCCCTATAAAAACAAACTTGTTTACAACATCTAATTCTTTTAATGTAGTTTCTGGTGTATCAACCCAACTTATCCATTTACGACCTAGACTATCTGTTTTAACTGGAGCTAATCCTTGTACCGTAATTTCTTCTATACCATTATCATTAGTTTTTATAATGTAGGTGTTATTGCCAGCAAGTAGTTTCAAAACCTCAGTACCAAAAGCAGATACAAAACCATCTGGAGTTCTGAGTAAAAGTGGTATTCTGCGGACTAACTGATCAACATCAACGGGAGCAGTAGCAATACCTTGATCCGCAGACAGTGTTAGTACATCAATATTCTGCACTACTCCCTGACTCATCATACCACCTACATCAGGACCTAGTAAAACTGTACCAGAGGTCTTAGGGTATAATCCGTTTGGATTCTCAAACATAGCTAGAACAGAACCACCGTAACTTAAAACTTCAGCAAATACATCATCTCCACCCATACGATCTGGTTGTGGAAAAGATATAACCCACCCAACACCTAAAGCCCCAGCGTTGAGAATATCTAAATGTATTTCAGCTAGCCTTTGTCTTGGCAACGGCCAGCCACCTTCTTCAGCTATAAATTCTTCATCCAAATTAAGAATAGTAAAAAAATTTGAAGGTTCTTTTTGTTCAACAAAGGCATCAAATATTTTTAATTTTAATATTTCTGTAGGAGTACTTTGGAATATTAGCGGTAGTGATAATAAGGTAAACAAACATATAAATATTTTATATTTCACTGACTTTGTCTAATAGTAATAACGCTACTACTACCTCCATTTATCTTGATGGTTTTTGATACACCATCTTGTATAAAAATTACAGTATAACTACCGTTTGTATCTAAATCTACTCTTGCAGTGTTGTTTACACTTCTGATAAGAGTAAGCTTTTCTCCATCTATAAAAGATATTATTTGCGTATCTGGGTCTTGACCAAACTGTGTGCCTGTTAGACTTATAGAGCCTATATCTTGTGTAAGTTGATCTTCTTCCTCAGCTACCTCTAATGCATCTATAACATCAAGCAAATCTTCTAAAAAGTTTACATCTAAATAGTTTATATCTAATTCTGTAAATTCAAGATCAGCTTCATTATCTAAAAAATCCTCATCCAAATAATCAATATCTAAATCGTTAAAATCAAGAATACTATTCGACTTTACAATAACTTCTTCTCCCTCTACTACTACTTCTTCAGGAGGTGAAACTATAAGCATGTTATCAATTAACTCTAGGGTAAGATCTAAAATTACAGGTTTTGATGGAGCGCTTTCAAAAACATTTACTGTTGTAGCTTCAAAAGGTTTGTTAAGTATGACACTTCCGGTTGCAGTAATAACTTCTATCTCTCCGCTTGATATACCGTATTCATCTGGCAGTAATATAATTAATGACTCGCCTAATTCATTAACGGTTGCTGTAAAGTCAGTACCACGTATGGCTATATTTGCAGTTGGAGTTTGTAAAGAAATGTTTTGTTTATTTATACGGTTAAGATTACCAGTTATAAATCTAGTGGTACCTAATGCAAAGGTAAGAGCCATTTTTGATTTATCTGGATCAGGATCAAAAACGTATTCGTTTATTAAGAGTTGTGAGTGTTCTGTAAGTTTTACCTGGCTATTATCTAAAAACTTAATAGCCATACGGCCATTATTAGTTATAGCCTCATCATTTGTTTGGATACCAAAATTTACTGTAGCATCATAAGGTTGATCTCTGACAACACTAGCAGAGCCTGAAAGCTCAGATATATCTCCTATTTCAACAGCTTGTGCTTGTACCTTGGTCGTTTTGAGTAATACAAATATTACTATTAGAAGTATTTGTAATAAGCTTAATATAGTCCCTTGCAAGCGTTGAAGATTGTGTAATATCAAGTGTGTTTGAACTACCATCTAAATCTAAGTAAAAATACCCACTATCAGCAGATGTAGTACCGCCATATCCACTACCGCTAAAATTAATTGTGTTGCTATCGCCGTTAACATCTACATAGTTTATCGCATTTGCGTAATCTATATCAAAATCAAAAGCGTTACTGCCACCAGTAATAATCCAATCCAAATCTAGATAAGATGCATCACTATTCTCTGCAACTGCTAAATCAAAAGTATTACTTGATCCGGTTACGTTGATATTCATGTTTACATAATCTGAATTTATAAGTCCTGTACTATCCATTAGTATGTCAAAAACATTACTGTCGCCTGTAAATTCAAAAAATCCTGTAAAGTTATCGCCGTCTATTGCATCTGACCTAAAAATATTAGATGCACCAATTTGATTAATGTCAAGTATCATTGACACCCCATCAAGATCTAAAGCAGTCATACTGCCTGTTTCTGCTGATGTACCGCCAATAAGATTTGAGCCGCCTTGCTGCTCTAAATCTATAGTGGCTGAATTACCAGTTTGGTCTACATAAATTTCATTATCTGCAACTATAGATAGAGACATAAATAAAACTACATTAATTAATTTTTTCATATTTCCAATACCCTCTTGTATCTCCTACATTAATAATTTCTAAAACTGCACCTTCGATAGCCTTCATTAAAGCTATGGTTGTGCTTTCGTTGCGGGTAGATCCCGTTTCTATTTCGACCAACTCAGTGCCCATTTCAATAAATCTAAAGACATCTTGTGATTGGCCATAACTATAGATAGTTTTTTGCGACATAACTTCTATTAATATTTCGCCTGTTGCTACCGATACCATTCTTAGACTAACGCTTACGCTATCCTCTCGGTATTGCATGCTTGATCCTATTCCTAAGTATCTAGCACCCAAACCACCAGTAACTAAGTTACTATCATAGCTTACAACAGCACCTTCTAGCAACACACCAGCAAATAGCAAAGGTCCAAGAGCCTGGTTTTCGCCCAGTTGTTCTCTAGTAGACCTTATCAATTGTCTTTCTTTTGTAAGGTTATCTAGACCAACTCTTTCTACTACACGAAAAAAATTGCCATTAGATGCATGTTTTAAAGATCGTATTAGTAAAGTATATGGTGCTTGTGTTATAGCAGAAGAAAAAAGCGCAAATTCGCTGTTACTTTTTCTCTG